TCTATAAGCATGGCAGCAAGAAGCAGACGAACAGGAATCAGTGCTGACAGAATCATCAATGAACTTGCAAAGATTGCCTTTGTGAATCCTGCTGACATCATCAATTTTGATGAAGCAACTGTCAAAGACACTGCAACCAGGGATGACACAGCAACAATCAGTTCAGTGAAGGTTAAGACCATACCAACAGAAGATGGAAACATCACTGAAAGGGAAGTCAAAATGTATGATAAGACCAAGGCACTTGAACTGTTGGGTAAGCATCTTGGAATGTTCACTGATAAGTTCAAAGTTGAAGGTGCAATTCCAGTTGTCATTCAAGATGATATGGATGAAACTGATGATTAGTAACCTATTAGTAACCTATTAGTAACAAAGTTATTGAATAACCTTGTTATGTGTGGACTTTGTTAATATGAAGCCATAAAAAAAGGGGTGATTCTGATGGCTGCTGCAAAGTTAAAGATTTCTTTGAAGAAGGCAGTCGGTCAGGGTTACAACCGATTTTGGCACTTCAAAGGTAGATACAGAGTGGTCAAAGGAAGTCGTGCTTCCAAGAAATCAAAGACCACAGCACTTTGGTACATAACCAATATGATGAAGTACCCTGGTGCAAATACCTTGGTTGTCAGAAAGACATTCAGAACATTGAAGGATTCATGCTTCACTGAACTGAAATGGGCAATCAACAGATTGTGTGTTCAAGACCATTGGAAGATTACTGAATCCCCTTTGCAAATGACATACATTCCAACAGGTCAAACAATCTATTTCAGGGGTCTTGATGACCCATTGAAAGTCACATCAATCACAGTGGATGTTGGTTCACTTTGTTGGATGTGGATTGAAGAAGCCTATGAGATATTGAAAGAAGATGATTTCAACATCCTGGATGAATCCATTCGTGGTCAGGTTGAAGATGGACTGTTCAAACAGATAACCCTTACCTTCAACCCCTGGAATGAACATCACTGGATAAAATCAAGATTCTTTGATGCCCCACCTGACCCTGATATTCTTGCACTGACAACCAACTACCTATGCAATGAATGGTTGGATGCAGCAGACAAGAAGGTCTTTGACACCATGAAGAAGAACAACCCAAGAAGATACAGGGTTGCAGGTCTTGGTGATTGGGGTATTGTTGAAGGTCTTGTCTTTGAGAATTGGGAAGAAAAAGCCTTCAACTTGGATGATATTAAGAAAATCAAAGGAATCAAGTCAGCCTTTGGTCTTGACTTTGGTTATACAAATGACCCTTCTGCATTTTGGTGTGGCATGATTGACCTGGAAGGTAAAACCATCTATGTGTTTGATGAAATGTACAAGCAAGGGATGCAGAATGAAGCCATTCACAAGGAAATCCATTCAATGGGTTATTCCAAAGAGAAAATCACAGCAGATAGTGCTGAACCAAAGTCCATTGACAGGTTGCGTGACCTGGGTCTTCCCCATATCAAGGGGGCAAGGAAAGGCAAGGATTCAGTGAACAATGGTATTGACTTCATTCAAGGGTTCAAGATTGTCATTCATCCAAGGTGTGTCAACTTCCTGACTGAAATCAGCAACTACACTTGGGATGTTGACAAATTTGGAAAGAAACTAAACAAACCTATTGATGATTTCAACCACTTGATGGATGCAATGCGGTATGCTTTGGAATCCTTTGTCAAGGGTGAAACATTCAGTTTTAATTGATGATAATAACAGGTTAGTAACAAAATGCCCTGGGAACTCTTTGTTCCTGGGGTTTTACATTTATTATATGATGAATAGGAAGGGGGTTGATGACATGCAAGTCAATGTTCTTGGTACAGAATACACCATCAAGGAATCAAACAAAGTTGATGACCCTGCACTTGAACAATGTGATGGTTATTGTGATGATACAGTCAAAGTGTGTGTTGTTGACACCATGAACTGTTCTGATGTAATGGCAAAGCAAAACATGCAGGACTATAAAAACAAGGTTATCAGGCATGAATTGGTTCATGCTTTTTTATTTGAAAGCGGTCTTGCAGGAAACAGTTGGGCATCCAATGAAGAAATTGTTGACTGGATTGCTTATATGTTCCCAAAAATGAAAGCTGCATTTGAAGCAGCTAATGCACTATGAAAGGGGGTGAATGATACATGTTTAATTTTGTAATGAGTGCAACAGCAAGACTTGGGAACATCTTGAAACAAGGTGCTGCATCAAGAATCACTGATGAACAGTTCATTGCAATGGAAATCCATAGATTCAAAGTTTCCCAAAGAAGAAAAGCCATGATTGATGGTGAACGATACTATGCAGGGCAGCATGACATTCTTTCAAGGAAAAGAACAGTAATTGGTGCAAATGGTGAACTTGAAGAAGTGACCAACCTTCCCAACAACAGGATTGTTGATAATCAATACAAGAAGATGGTTGACCAAAAGAACAACTATTTGTTGGGTCAGCCTTTATCAGTCAAATCTGATAATGAACAATATTCAAAGATATTGAAGCAAATCTTCAATAAGAAGTTCCTTCGATTGATGAAGAACATTGGTGAAGACAGCTTGAACAATGGCATTGCCTGGTTGTTCCTCTATTATGATGAACATGGTGAATTCACCTTCAAGCGGTTCAAACCTTATGAAGTCATACCTGGTTGGGCAGATGCAGAACACACTGTTTTGGAATATGCAATCAGGGTCTATGAAGTCATTGCTTATGAAGGCAAGACTGAAAAGGTCATTGAAAAGGTTGAAGTGTATGATGACACTGGAATCAATTACTTTGAACTGAACAATGGAAACTTGAAGCCTTGTGAACCATATCATCAGGACTACTTCACCATGACTGATTTGGAAGGGATTGAACAGGGTTACAACTGGTCAAAGATTCCCCTTATCCCCTTCAAGTACAATGGTAAAGAAATCCCATTGATTAAGATGGTCAAGTCTTTACAAGATGGACTGAACCTGATTGAATCTAACTTTCAAAATCAAATGGAAGAAGATGCAAGAAACACAATCCTGGTACTTGTGAACTATGATGGTGAAAACCTTGGTGAGTTCAGGAAGAACCTTGCAACATATGGTGCTGTTAAAGTCAGAACTGTTGATGGTGCAGGTGGTGACCTGAAAACATTACAGGTTGAAGTCAATTCAGAGAATTACAAGTCAATCCTTGAAATCTTCAAGAAGGCAATCATTGAAAATGCTATGGGATATGATGCCAAAGATGACAGGATGGCAGGAAATCCAAATCAGATGAACATTCAATCCATGTACAGTGACATTGACCTGGATGCAAATGGAATGGAAACTGAATTCCAGGCATCTATGGAAGAACTGCTTTGGTTCATCAATGTTCATTTGTTCAACACTGGCATGGGTGACTTTGAACAAGAAGAAATTGACATCATCTTCAACAGGGATATTCTTATCAATGAATCAGAAGTCATTGATAACTGTTCCAAGTCCAGTGGTCTTCTATCTGATGAAACTGTTGTTGCAAATCATCCTTGGGTTGATGACCCACAAGCTGAACTTGACAGGATTGCAGAGCAGAAAGAAAAGGATATGGAACAATATGGACTGGCATTCAATCCTGCTGTTCCACCTGGTCAAAAGGATGACCCTGGGGGTTCAGGGGGTGTGGTAGATGGCACAGAATAAGAATGGTCAATACTGGTCAAAGCGGTTCACTAAACTGGAAGAAACCTTGAATGGCTATGGTCAGGACACTTACAGACAAATTGAACCTGCTTTCAATCAGGCACAAAGGGAAATTCAGTCAAAGATTGATTCCTGGGTTGTCAGGGTTGCGAACAATAACCAAGTTTCACTGACAGAAGCAAAGCGGATGTTGGATGCAAAAGAACTTGCTGAATTCAGATGGAATGTCAAGGACTACATCAAGTATGGTCATGACAATGAACTGGATGCAGGTTGGATGAAGGAACTTGAAAATGCTTCTGCAAGATACCACATCAGCAGACTTGAAGCCTTAAAGGTTCAGACCCAACAAGCAATGGAAAAAGCCTTTGGAAATGAACTTGATGAACTTGATTCAATGTCAAGGAAGGTTTATTCAGAAGGCTACTATCACACAGCCTATGAACTTCAAAAAGGGTTCAAGGTTGGTTGGGATATTGCTTCTATTGATTCAAGGAAACTTGAAAGGTTAATTTCAAAACCTTGGGCAGCGGATGGCAAGAATTTCAGCAATAGAATATGGCAGTCCAAGACTTCAATGGTCAATGAACTTCACAATGAACTGGTTAGAACTTGCATGTTGGGGAAATCCCCTGATGAAGCAATCAGACACATGACCAAGTTTGTTGATAAGAAGTTCAAGAATGCAAAGATGCAAGCAGGAAGATTGGTCATGACAGAACAAGCCTTCTTTGCAAGTGCAGCACAGAAAGATGCTTTCACTGATTTGGATGTGGAAGAATTTGAAGTTGTTGCAACACTGGACAGTCATACATCAGAAATCTGTCAGGCAATGGATGGACAGCACTTCCCTATGAAGGACTATCAACCAGGGGTCACTGCCCCACCCTTCCATGTTTGGTGCAGGTCAACCACTGTTCCCTATTTTGATGATGAATTCAACATTGGTGAACGTGCTGCAAGGGGTGAAGATGGTAAAACCTACTATGTACCTGATTCAATGAAATATCCTGAATGGAAAAAGACCTTTGTTGATGGTGGTTCAAAGGAAGGCTTGAAACATGCTGAACCTGGTGCTACAATTAAGCTACAAAGAAACACTGATTCAGAAATCTTCAAAAAGATTGGTGAAGAAAACTATGATGGATTGCATAAGATATTAGAAGATGCACCTATCACTGAAAAAACTGTTTGGGCAAAGATGGAAAGCAAGCTGACTGTTAAAAGTGCAACTGCAAATGTTCATCCTTGCTGTCATCAGACCAAGGGAATTGAAATGAATGTGACCAAGGATGCAAAAGGTTCTTCCTGGTCTAAACCATACCAAACTACTTTCCATGAATTTGGGCATAATATTGATTACCTGGCAAATGTGGAATATGGCAATGGTTATTCATTCTATCCTTATTCTTTCACCTATCAGGACAACATCTTTGGTAAGACCTTGAAACAGGAAATCAATCAAAGGGTTGATGATGTTGCTGCAACCATAAAGGCAGATTTCAAAGCACATGGTGCTGACATTGAATGGTTGCATGATAAAGGTTACATCAGTGATTGGAACTATGATTTTTACAAGCAATATGGGAAATGGGTTGGCGGTGTGCCAAAATATTCAAAGTCTATGGCTTACAATTCTATTGAAAAAGAAATCAGAGCAATGGACAAAATGATAATGGCTGACCTATCTGATATTGTTGAAGGTGCAACCAATGGAAAGGTCAAAGCAGGTTTTGGGCATGGTGCTTCTTACTGGAAGAAAGCAGAACACAAACTTTCAACAGAAGCTTTTGCTGAAATGTTTG